GTTGAAGCCTTGGGCCGTACTCTCAAACATGTACAGCCTCTCTGAGTTCTTTTCAGCCAAAGAAGCTATCAGAGAAGCCAAGCCTTCTTCATTCCCCCACGAGGCTGTCTCTGTACCGTGTAAGTAGGTAATGGCTTTACCTTGCCCAAGTCGAGATTTATTACCCGCAATTTGGTAGAAGAGCCTTGACCTGTTTTTAAGAACCATCTGATTTCTATTATGGGCAACCAGCGGAATCTTGTACTCCTTGGGTAAGCCTTCGATGTACATAGCCAGAGTGCTACGGAACATGTCCCTGTTCTCTTCTGTATCTGCAACCAACGTGCCCTGCCAGCCAGGGTGGGTGAATTGCCAATATAAATCAAGAGCGAGAGAAATTGTAGTGATACCAAGCTGCCTACCTTTGAGGATGACAAAGAAGTGAACATCTTGGTCTAAGCCTTTTTGAATTTCATTCATTACATACGTTTGAGTACCTAAGAGAGTACCCATCTTCTTCAAGCCCTCCTCCTTAGTCTCAATCTTGAGTTCAGAACAGAACTTGTAAAACTTCTTCAAGTCAAAATTCATTCGAATTTCCAGTCAAGTATCACGCCACACACATCCTTGCGTTTGGCACAGTTAATCAAGGTCTTGACATGATGCTCGTCATACTTTGACTTCCACTGCGCTACCAACGCCAACTTCTGCTTCTTGTTAGTGCAAGACAAGGCCTTCCATATCTCCTCCCGAAAACGAATACGACTCTCCCGCAACGCCATCCTCGTATCCAACTCTGTAGCCATACGCCACCGCCCTGTGCATGTCTATTGCCATCATCACCATCATCTGTTCTGTACGGGCAAGTCTGGTCATCAGGTCTGCACACGCAACCCGCAACTCCTCCTCATCCATCCAGAACACCTCATTCATGCAGTCCTCCACACCCTCACAGTGTCACCCTCTGTCTTTGCAGTAAACACCCTACCCAACCGCTTACCAGCCCTGTAGTTGGCATTCAACACCTTCGCCCTCGCATCTAGCGGTACACAAAAACTGTCCCCCACATCCATCTCCTCGTAAGGATAGGCATACACCACCCTCATCTTGGGTGCAGGTACACCTGATTCAACTTCTATCGCAGTAATCATCTTCTACACCTCTCTACCAATAACCACAATGTACAGAGAAACGACCACCTTGTAAAGTGGGCGAGCTACTGAAGGGCAAATAAAAAAAGGTTAGTCAAGGTGTTTAAGCCCTGACCAACCCTGAAGGCAACTGCTGGAGCATCCGATAACCAACAGCAAGCACAGTCTACCAAAAACTAATTTTTTTTATGGGGGGCGGAAGGTTGGGGTACACGCTTTTTCAGACCCTCCGACCCATTCACTCGGCCACAAGCTAGGTTGCAGCCACACGCAAAACACAGGCAAGCCCCTACCCATTTCTAGCGTGTAGCGTGTAGCTTGTAGGGAATGATTGTCGTTACGGTGAACGGAAAGTGTGAACCCCATTGTGGCCCTTGTAGTTGACCAGGTTAACGCATAGATATACTAATAGATAAACACACTTATTTTTAATCTAGTTTACTCTATTACTAACCCTAGTCAATACTACCGTTGCAGTAACTATATCATTACAATGCACACTGTATAGATATACATTAGGGAAATACCTAGGTCTTATAAATCAACGACTTACGCAAACTGGCACGATTCTATTATGTATATATGTGTAGGCCTTGCAAATTTAGGCTTGCAATTCAATCAACAAACTATGAGGTTAGTAACCATGAACGAACAAACAATCTATCAGCAAGCGCATTACAAGGGCAATGCAGCCGTTGAAATGACTACGGTGCAGCCTATGGTAGTGCAGCAACGTGAAAACCCGCTAAACGACGATTCTAGGCTTGTAAGGGAATATTTCGTTAGTGACGGTGTTTGCGGGTTTGCTAGCGTTAACGTCAAACCCGCTAACAGTAAATTCGCTAAGTTTTTAGTAGCTAACGGCTTAGGCCGTAAGTCATTTAATGGCGGTGTAAGCATGTCGGTTCACCAATTCAATCAATCGCTGCAAAAAAAGGAAGCATATGCGTATGCGTTTGCTAGCGTATTGAATGAGCATGGTATCAAGGCTTACGTAGAGTCACGCATGGATTAAAAGCCTAGCGTATGGCCTAGCGTGCTAGGTCATGCGATATGCTTTGCATATCAATCAATCAACACACAGGGGATAGTATCCATGCGAGTCATACCTATACACGTTATGAATAAGTCACAGGCAGCTACAGTAGCTGGCAGTGTTACTACTACGTCAAAAATGCCATGTAAGAGCTATTCACTGCCTACAGTGGCATGCATAACAGGCTACAAAATGAGCAAAATAGCTGGCAGCATATGCAGTACATGCTATGCGAATAAGGGTAATTATGTGCAATATGCAAACAATATTGAACCAGCACAGCATGCACGTTTAGATTCACTGAATGATGAATTATGGGTTGACGCTATGGTGGCTCATATTGGCCAGGACAGCTATTTTCGCTGGCATGATAGCGGTGATTTACAGGGCTTATGGCATTTAGAGAAAATCGCTGCTGTAGCTGCTGCAACACCGAAAACACGTCACTGGCTGCCGACCAGGGAATATAGCTTTGTAAAACAGTACATAGCTAAACATGGTGCACTGCCTAAAAATCTAATCGTTAGGCTATCTGCCATGTACGTAGACAAGGCCGTCACGATACCCGCTAGCTTGCAAAATCAGGCCAATGTCACTGTTTCCAATGTTCACACGTCAACACCTATAGGCTTTGAGTGCAATTCACCTAAACAGGGGGGCAAATGCCTAGACTGTAGGGCATGCTGGTCTACAAAGCCTGTGAGCTACAAAATTCATTAATAGGGGGATAACATGGTCAAAATTGTATATAACAGGCTGCTAGGTGCATGGTACATAGTACGTGGTGCACACCATACCCCTATAGGGGGTAGATTTGAGTCTAAACAGGCAGCACAGGCCTGGCTAGCTAGGGATAGGTAGCAGCTAGCCTATAGCCTATCCTGTGGGCTATGGGATATCTGTTAGGTATCAATCAATCAACACACTATGGAGCTAGTAGCATGCAAAAAAGAATGATTGCAAAGTATTCGGGCATAGATTCACGCACGGGTTTGCCTATCCGTAAGGGTGACGAAATAATTTATGACACTGTAACCCGTAAGGCTTACATTACTGATGATGATGACGGGTTGACGTTTCAATCAGCAGATAGGTACGTATCGGACGTTTATAACGTGGGAGGCCGTGAATACTATCGGAACAAGCGGGGATTGTGTATTGATGCCCCTTGCTGTGGCTGCTGTACTGTTTAAGGAAATAGCCCCATGCAAACCTACAAATTAAACACAGGGGTACACGTGCTAGCCCGTCCGTTAAAAGATGGCAGCCTGTACCCGTACACATACATAAACCGCACACAGGCAGAGAATGCAGCCCGTAAACATGGCGGTGAAGTCTATCAAAGCCATTGGACTAGAAGAGTCTTCTATGTAACCCCTAAGGATATAGCCCCATGACTACCCTCAAAGCCCTAGAAACTAGCCTGTACTGGATGCAGGTGGTTTACAAGCAAAGCACTGACCCTAAGCAGCGTGAACGGGTTAAAGCCCGTATAGCTAAGCTTGAAGCAGAGATAGCAGCACACCCCGATAACCTGGAGAAAGCCCCATGATTGACCAAACACAAGACCATAAAGCCCATCTATCGTTCAGTGAACGTGGTTGGATTCTCATGTATCAGGGTTCGCCCCTATGTGACTACAAGGCCACACATGATGAAGTTATGCGGGTGGTCGCCCATTACCGCATTACTTTGCCCCCTGTAACTTGGAATGGTGACCGCTTGGAATGGGTGACCACAGACACAATGGAAGAGGTAGCCCCATGATTAAAGCCCCAAGCCCTGACAACGACACCCCCCGCAGGTTTCCCCGTACCCTCTCTGAGGCTTTCCCATCTTGCCCCACATGGGGACAGGATGAAGCCCCATTGTCGGACAGGGTGCTTATGTATACCTGTGCCTTTGCTACAGGGTTCTTGACAGCCCTGATTGTTTTCAGTTAATATCTGCCCCGTTGTCGTCGTGGTCAACAGTTTTAAAGCCATTTACACATGCCTCGCCCCGTTAAAGGGGAACCACGACGGGGCAGTTGTAAGTGGCTTTTTTATTGCCCCAACTACGATAACCGCCCATCCTGTCGGTGACCCATACGGCAGGGGATGGGGGATAGCCTCTACTGTGGGAAGGTATGAGACAGAGGCAGGGGTGGCGAAGATAGTGC